GGTAAGCCCAAATTCAAACGCTTTCTGTTTGAATAATTGCTCACCGCCCGGCTCATACAAAACACCCTCAGGCAAATCAGCGGGTTTCGTTATGTTGTAACCGTCCGCACTTTCAGGACGGCCTATCTTCGCGTAAAACTCTGCCACTTCCTCCGGCTTCGCATCCTTGCCAGGAATTACGATTGATTGACCTTCGGCCTGTAAAAGAGCATCCGCCTTATTCCAAAACTCAGATGGTTCTTTGAATGTGGCAAAACGCTCATTGTTTTTGTGGGCGTCCGGTAAACTCGACATCCATTGTGGAAACTCAACCGCGCCTTGATTTCCGCCCTCGTTGCATCCGGCATTATTTTCGGCATCACTCATTTTAAAATCCTCCTTTTAATGGTTAATAAAACTTTCAACTGTCTTCGCTTCCCTTTGGTATTTGCTGACTCGATAATAATTTTAAAAAACCCTCCATTGCTACCGGTCCAACATCACTTCCAGAAATAATCTTCAAAAGCCGAGCCGCGTAATTCTTTAACGCCATATCTTCAGGAGCCAACGATGTTTCTTCAAACAACCCCAACATATAAAGCATATGATAAAGAACCTGCGGGCCTTCTTTGCCGCCAAATACATTTCTGTATTTTTGAATCATTTCTCTGGGTGTAACTTCATCAAGCTGACGCATAAACACTACCTTGTCCAACCAATGTTAAATCTATTTCTTTCCATTCACGCGATTTATAAAAGATGGGCTTAAGTCTTGGATTTGAGGCGACAATAATCACTCCACAATATATACAAATTAATGTCTCATCATCAATGTACTCATCGGGAAGATATTTTAATGCTTCATAATAGAGCCTGTTCATTGTGTAGCCCCCATCCCCATCTGACTTGCCAATGCCTGAGAAACGACATTGCCGGTGTTTTTATCAATCTTTGAAATGCCCTCCGCGCCTTTGGCTAATTGCATCAATTCCTCTTTCTGTTGCATTTCCGCCGCCGCCTGAGCCTCTTTCGCTTTTTGCTCGTCAACCTCTTCCTGGCTGTTGATCGCTTTCTGCGGGTATGAGAAGGAATCAAGAATGATTCTCAGGGTTTCTTCCGGCTTGATAACTCTTGCCGCGTCCGGGAACGCCTGAATAATCGGAGAAGCCGCCGCCAAAGCGCCCTGCATACCTTGAGCCTTGTAAAGTCTTCTCTGTGCTTGAGCCAACGGCCCCATATACACCGGGGAAAATGAGTCCCCTTCCATTGCCAGTTCATAAAGAATTTCTGGCCGGGGAGTAATAGACCCTTCGTTTTGCGGTTCTGTATTGGCTTTCAGGGCATAAGTAAGGTCAAGGATAGAATCCATCTGCACATTCAGGGGAGCAAGCTCAGCGCCCAAAATTGCCGCTTTCTCGCCCATCATTTCGGAAACTTCATAAGCTGTTCTTTTTCCGCTTCCAGCAAGCTGAGACAACATCAGGAAAGTGTCAACATGGAATCTTTCATTGATTGACCGTTCCAATCTTTCCTCGCGGTCAGTTCCTATTGGGTATTGAGAGCCAATCAAGGCAGGTTTGATGAACATTCCATCTTTGTCGTAAGGATTAATCCCTCTAGGTTTCCATTGGACTTTGCCAACTAAATCAGAAGGAACATTTAACGGCGGATCCACAAACAACTGAGCCGCGCCGAGCATTGTTTTTGATATGATATTCAGACCCTTGATGTCGCACATGGCAAGAATAGCGGGTGAAAGCCCGTAAGCCATGTTGGAAAATCTCATGTACCTCCAGACCTTATAAGGAAATACATCATAACCGCTTTCATCTATGATTTCACCGGCAGACACGGAATACCAGACGGACGCGAACTTTTTGTTCTTTACGTCTTTCTTCCGGTCGTCGTATTCGTCTCTCGGAAACACAGCGTGAATGATTTCAAATTCATCAAAAGGACTTTTTTTGTAAGCGTTTTTAATGGTTTGAGGAAGTTTATCCCCGAATTTCTGAAATAATATCCTTGCGGATAGTTTGTATTTCCGGTGAAGAACATCCACTACGCCATACTTATTTTCAGCAATGTAAGCCTCTTTGGGATGGACGCACTCATAAACCACCTTGCCCTCGGCGTGGTCATATTCACCATATAAGACGGTCGTTCCAACCGTAAAACCGTTGTATATAAAAGGCCACATTTCCGAATAGAAATTGGAATTGTTCAAGGTGGAATACATTTCAGCCTCTTCCTGCTGAAGCCATTCCTTGATTTCGGGGACTTTATTCAAAATGTCCCGGGACATCATGTAATTGAACCACGGAAACGCCGGGGAAACATGATAACCGTGAATCCCGTCGGTCGCTAAGATTGCCGCCCCGATTGCTGTACCATTGAAAGACTTCCGGCCTAAGGCGCTCATGCTCTGAATGGTCGCGCTTACGTTGTTGGTCATATCACCAAGACCGATGTTGACGTACTCCGCTACACTCGTCCAGACATCAATCATCGGCTCTTTTAATGATTCAAGCTTCTTTTGCCGACCGGTTATTAATTTTTTAAGATCATTGTCAGTCATTGAAGACCTCAAAGCGAGGAGCATTGAAGCCCCTCCCCTGGTTAAAGATTAATTTGCGCTCCGTGCCATTTCGTACCAGTTAGTCCCGTCACATATCAGGGTAATGGTATCATCAGCCGTGGTTGACATATTACCCGCCAGTTTCAGATTGTTGCCATCGGTAAATGTCAGGACAGCGGCAAAGTTCAGAACTATCATCCGGCCAGCCGTGGAATCAGCCGCGGCAATACTTGTGATGTTGTTAGTTCCGGTAATAGAGAAATAATTGCCGTCGCCCAAATCAAGCTCTCCGCCCGCCGGAGATGCGATTTCGGTGCCGACTTTAGCATTGGTCGTGCCGTTAAGAGTAATAGCTTTGCCCGTTGCGACCGCCGCCGTAATACCACCGTTGCAAAACATAAAATAAAGATTACGCTTAATATCCTTTTCATATTATTCTCCTAAAAGTTGTTTTCCGCCCTGATTCTGGTCGGATAAAATTGTACTTGCTCTTCCAGCTTTCCTCTGCCTCAAAAGTCTTTCTTTCTGTAATGCCGCCTCGATTTACGGGTCATTCTCTTGAGGTAATTTAGGTGCT